ATTGCCATTACTCTCCACCTCCATTGTCAATAACAGTTCCACCATCTGCTATCCATTCTTGTATTGCTTGGTAATCTGTGTTTGCTTCGTTTAATGGTACTGATGTAATTCTATCAGAATTTTGATAAGTTATTATGTAACCAACAAATATTCCATCAACATAATTTTTTTTAATTGTATCAATCATAATTATAACTCCGAATTAAATGCTATTATTCCACCACTTCCATTAATACTAACTACTCCAGCTTGACCAGCTGTTCCACTAGCACCATCATTAATAGAATGTAAAAGAGCACAATTTTCTGTACTATTTGCACTTCCTGATATGTTACTAAAATAATCTGCTTGACCATAAATATAATAAACCTCTGAAGATGTAGAAATTAAACTTGGATCAGTTCTCATTGTTACTGGATAAAAAACTATTATATCAATTCTTGTTGATGTTGTGTAAGTACCCATTCCTATTTGAGGATTTTGACTACCAGTTTTTTCTGCATGATGATAATAATACCTTAAACACCTTTGTAAATTTACATCATGTGGCAAGAACTCAAAATCAGATGCTGATGTTCCAGCTTCTAGTTGTACTCCTGTGATGTACCATTCGTTTGATGTGCTATCTCCTAATGATAATGTTCCAGAAGCATTTCTATCAGTTTGGTCTCTAGCTTCCCAAGCTGTAGGTGCAGTTCCACCAGTATAAGTGCTTCCACTATCTAACCAAAACTCTAAAGCTAAACTTACTGCATTATCATTGTCCAAAGTATCAGATGTATTTCCAATATAAGTAATTGTTTTCTTTTCCCAAGTATCAGCACTTGAAATTGTATATGTTCCTCCTAAGAGTTTATCATTATCATAATCTCTAAGATTAACTTGACCAGTTCCAGTTTTATTTGATTTTACCCAAAATGATAGTGTTGTACTTTCAGCAGATGAAGTTCCATATTTTAAATATTGTAAATTTTGACCTTCAATTTTATGTTCTAAAAATAAAAAATCACTAGCAGATGGAGAAGCATCAGCAGTTGTACAATCCCACTTTAAAGATTTAGCAAAACCTTGACCAGATGGTACATCTGTTGATTGTGAAATAGTCCAAGTTCCTAAACTACCTACTCTAGTTTTCATTCTATCTACTGTTGAATAAGTATCAGATGTATATGAACTTTCAGAAGTTCCTCTTTGAGCAATGCTCATATCTCCATTGATAATGATGTTTTTAAATGCTGATTGATTTTGTACTGTACCACTTGCAAGTTTAGCAGCAGTAATTGTTGCATCAGTTATCTTAGCAGCAGTAACAGAACTGTCAGCTAGTTTAGCAGTAGTAACTGTGCCATCACTAACTGATGTAATTAATCCAACTCCATAGTGTAATACAAAATCGCAAGTAGAAGTTCCTGCAACTGCCGTTCCAAAATCTATTGTTGAACCAGATACAGTAAAGTTTCCAGCTTGAACTACACCATCAATACTAAGTAATATTGTGTTAGCAGAACTAGGTGTAAAATTACTTCCACCTTTTTGTAATGTATAACTAGAACTACCATCAAAGGTAATGTTATCTAGTACCTCTACATTACTTATTTTATCTACATCTCTACCTATATACGCCATTAATTAACCTTTTGGATTATTATCTTTAATTGTTTGTATTCTTGTTTTCCAAGCATCAATGTCATGGTAGATTTCATCTAACTGATCTCCCCAAGAACCATATTGGCTTATTCTTGTTGCATCTACTTGAGCATTTGCTTCAACAGTATTTGCAGCAGTTTCGTATGATGCTAGTTGTGCGTCAGTTGGTTGTGCAATATCTAAGTTCCACTCAGCTATATACGCACCTTGACCATTACTGTCGTCTTGCAACTTAACATCATTCATAAAATCTACATTGCTAACTCCATTAGCTTCGCAGTATGATTTTATTTTTGTACTTAGTTGTGCCATAGTTTTACCTCCTTAATTTTATTATAAAATTTTATATCCACCTAAAAATGAATGATAAAAATTTACAGTTCCACTATTAACATCTGCTTGACCATATAATTCTATATAATCACCAGCAGATAAATCTAAAATTACTGAACCATGAATACCAATTCTATCCATATTAAATACACCACTTTCCTGAAAAATAATTGTTTGATAAATACTTCCTAAATCAGAACCATTTTTATACAAAACAGAATATCCAGTTTTTTGATAATCTGTTGAACCAGCAGAATTAACTTTAAAACAAAAAAAATATTTTCCACCTTCTCCAGTTGGTACTGTGAATTTACTTGAAGAAAATGCACTATCAGTATCGAATACAACAGTTTCTAAATCTGCTTTTGTCCAAGTTGCATCAGATATACCTCCTTGATTTCCATCTGAATGAGCAAAGAAAGCTGGAGTATTACTTTCTCCAGCACCAGTTACAGTTCCTGTGAAATCGTAAGTGTCTGCTAAGTTCAACGATTCCGATTGAATCTTTGTAATAGCCATTAGTTAATCTCCTTCGTTAAACTTAGAATCTTTTCTTTACTTGCTTTAGCAAGTGAAGCTAAGTTAAGACTTTCAGATTGTATTTTTGTTATTGCCATAATTTATACTCCTATCCTGTATGCACCAAATCTTGCATTTTTTATAACTGGTGTTCCTGAACTAACTTGAACATAACCAAATGCTTCCACATAATCAGAAGAACCATTCATATCTAATATACAATTAAAAGTTATTGGTTGAGCAGTAGAGTATGTTGCATTGTTAGAAATAAAACTTAAAACTCCATTAGTAATATCACTTCCATTTTTTCGTATTCTAATAGTTGGATTATATAATCTATTAGAATTTGCTATTTCTTCAAAAAATGCTTGTGTATAAACAAAATATTTTCCAGCAGTTGTAGGTGTAAATCTATAATTGGTAGCATTGTCATAGCAACTATCGGTATCAAAAGTTTCTGTACCAGCAGTTATTTTGGTAACAGTTGTGTTACTAATAGATTGACTAGAAGTTGATGTTTCAAAAGCTGGATATAATAAATTAGTACTTTTTGCACTAGAAGAAATCTGTGCAGTTCCAACAGAACCACTTGGAGGATTTACTGTTTGAACAGCTTTACCTAAAAACACACAGTACATATCATCTGTTGCAGATGTAGCACTTGTTAAATTTAAATTTACACCACTAGCAGTATATGCAGTTGTAGGTTCTTGTCTTACAAAGTTAATAAATAATGCTAATTCATTTTCGTTAGTTACTGGATTATCCAATGTGTAAGATGTAGTCGCACTTGTAGTGAAGTCTTGCTTAGCAAAACTTGTGTAACTTAATGCAGGTTGATTTCCTATAAATGGCATTAACTATCCTATGTACTTATTGCATCTACTGTTGATACCCAAACATCTAAAGATGAAGCTGTATCTGAAATTACTTTTAAAGCATCACCAGATTGAACAACAAATTTTGCTCCACCATCTAAAACTTGAAGTGATGAACCACTTGGTATTGGTGCGTCTTTAATTAAGTAAATATCATTAGTACCATCATTAATATATACAGATGCTACTACAGCAGAAGCTGTTACATTAGCAACTGAAATACCTACAACAGTATCATAACTATCTGAAGTAAATAAAGTTGCAGCAGATATTCCTACATCGTTGCTTGTGTATCGTCTAAAGTTCTGTGCCATATATTCTCCTTACTATAAAGCGATTGCCATTGCAATGCTAAATCCATTAGTTGCAAAATTACTTGTGTCTACTGCTTCTACATTATTCCATGCAGAGCCATCCCAATATTTAAGTACGTTACCAGTTGTATTGAAATATAATGCACCATCAATTAATGCGTCTCCATCATTGTCTGTTGCAGGATCGCTGGCTTTTGGACCAAGATAACGATCATCAAAATTATCATAAGCAAGTTCTGCAGCAGCTTGAGCTGTTTCGGCAGCAGTTTGAGCAGTAGCAGCTGATGTTGCAGATGTACTAGCAGAGGTGGCAGATGTTGCAGCATTCGTTTCAGAAGTCGATGCGTTTGAAGCAGAAGTTGAAGCAGCACTCGCACTTGATGCAGCATTGGTTTCACTCGTTGAAGCATTTGATTCAGAAGTCGCAGCATTTGTAGCCGATGAAGCAGATGCTGTAGCAGAGTTAGCAGAGTTGGTAGCTGAAGTTGCAGATGCAGTAGCAGAACTAGCCGAAGCAGTTGCACTTGTAGCAGCGTCTGTAGCAGGAGCATCCCAAGATGAACCATTGTAAAATCTAATATCGTTATCTGTAGAATTGTAGTACATAGCACCTTCAACAAGAGCATCGCCATCATTATCTAAAGTTGGATCACTTGCTTTAGTTCCTAAAAATCTATCATCGAAACTATCAAAACTGTTGGCAGCATTGGTTGCCGAAGTAGCTGCATTGGTTTCAGAAGTTGACGCATTACTTTCAGATGTAGCTGCATTGGTTGCTGATGTGGCAGCAGCAGTAGCCGAGTTGGCAGCATTAGTAGCTGATGTTGTAGCAGATTCTGCGTCTACCAATAAATCCCATTTAGCACTATCTGTGTTTGTAGTTAGAGGTTCAGCACCAGAAGATGTGTGAGCTGTGTTACATAAAAATATATTATTTGTTGATGTATCTTTTACAATATCTCTAGCAGAATAAGTTGTACTTGCAGACCAATCACCTTTAAAAGTTCCTAGTTCTTGAGATACAACAAGTTCTCCATTAGAATCAAATCCAAAAATTTTTCCTGCTCTATCAGTATCACCAACAGTAAACTCAGTTGAGTTCATTGTATTAGTTCTTGATAATTTAATAGATCTATCAACTTCTTCTTGAAGTTGTTGAATTGCCATCATAGATCTATCTAATCCTTCTTCATGACTTTCTGCAGGGAAAGGATCGTTAGCAATATAATCAATAGATTGTGTTTGAGGTAATGCTCTTCTTATAACTACAGTTTCTGTTGCAGTTGGAATATTACCAGATGTAAATACAATGGTTCCACCAGAAGCAGATCCGGCTCCAGTAACTGTATAATGTGTAGTTAAAACTTTAACTGTTTCAGTTGCAGTAGCATCTCTAATAATTACTTGTAAATCAGAGTCTGCAAAAATTCTAAAAGTATAGTTAAAGGTATCAAGTGTACCATTACCAGAGTAGGAGTTCTTTACTGTAGTCGATGATATTGTCATATGCTATAAACCTTTAAACAATGTTGATGGTTTTGTAAACAAAAATTCTTGTCCAGACTCTTTCATTCTTTTCTCCATTCTTTTTAAGGAACCTGGAGATAAAGTTTCCATCATTTGATAACCAATCATATAATCAAATGCTGTCTTTATATAGAATAAATTTAAAAATGGAATGTTTTCTTTTATAGAATAATACGCTTGTTTTCCTGCTTTTCCACCTTCTCCTTTTATAGCATAATTTAATGCAGATAAAACTCTAGCTGCTTCTGTAGGTATTGGTCCAACAGCAGTAGCTAAAGCACTTGTAGAGTTTTGAATATTTCCAAATAAAAAGTCAGTATAAATACCTAATCCACCACCTTGAAGCATAGCAGAAAAAAATGTTTTTTCATTTAATGGATCTTTGGGTTTTTTACCTTTTAATATATCTTTTGCTGTCATAGCCATATAACCAAATAAAGCAGATCCACCTACTAATTGTGCCATACTTAAAGCAGCATTAATTTTATTACCATCTTTCCATGCAGCAGTTTCTCTTCCAATCATCTTTTGATAAAATGCAAATGGGAATGCTTTAAACTGAGTCATAAATCTTAATGCTTCGCCTGGATGTGTTCCTGCTTGTTGACCCATTTTCATCCAACCTCTAGTTCTAGCATCTGGTTCTAGTACGGCATAAGTAGATCTATCTAAAAACATTCCTAATACTCTTGTTTTTAAATTATCTTTAGCTACTTCAATTTGTCTTGCAGACATTGTAGTTTTACCTTCAATATCTTTAATTACGGCATCTGATAAATTATCTATTTTTTGTGTGTTAAAAAATAATTTACCATCATCAGCTTTATCTAAATCCATTTTTCTAATATGATTCCAAATTTTTTCATCAATGCCATAATGATCAATTAATCTTTTAAATTGTGGTAATAAATTTTTGTAAGAAACTTTAGTTTGTTTAGCAACATAACTACCCATACCTAATATAGCACCTTGTTTTAATGAGTTGGTCCACCAAGCAAGACCATTAAGTTTAAAGAAAGTTCTTTGTACTTGAGAGAAACCTCTATTTAAATTATCTCCTGCAGAATATCTTGCAGCTAAATCATAAATAATATTATCATTAATAAAACCTAATTGTTCTGCAATTCCATTTTTATCTGCTGTGTTTTTTATTTTAGCAAGTCTACCCATAGCTTCTGCTAAACCACCTACATAAGATCTACCTTGCCATTTCATTTCTTTTGCATAAAGATGAATATCACTAATAGCTGAAATTGTTGCACCCCCTAGTTTTGCCATAGCAGCTATTGCTCTAGAAATAGCACCCCATTTAGCATAAGCAAATCCATTAATCGTATTTACGGATCCATCTACTTCTGCCATAAATTTCATATGACCACCTTGTGGTTTTGCAAAAGCACCAACTGCTTGAGCCTGTGTTTGTCTACCATCATCTTCTAATTTATTTTTTACTAAATCCATTATCTTTGCATAATTTCTTTGTGGGTTACTTCCAAGTTTACTCATCATTCCAATGTTTTGACCGGCAACATGAAAACCACCGAAGATAGCTTCTTTAAGATTTCTTCCACCAAACATTGTATTATATTCAAACCAATCATCAGAACTTTTAAAATGTAAAACTCTTTTTGCTCCAAGTTGTTTAACCATACTTCTTGCACCAAAAGTATCTCCTGCACCATTAACAATTTGATTTTCATTTCTAATCAAAGAATTATATGCTCTAGATAAAAATCTATCCATAGCTTCTGGAGTCATATCTGTCTCTGCAAATGTTCTTTTATGATCTAGCTTTGGTAAAATAAAATCTTTCCATGCTTGTAAGTTTTCTTCCGGAGAACCAGAAGAAAATTTTGATTTAACATTATTTTTTAAATTAATAACATCTAAAGCATTTCTTAATTGAAAAGGATCTGAACTTTGTCTTATAATCCAACCAGGAAGTTTATCTATATTTGCTCCATAGTTATTATATTTTCCTCTAACTGTTTCTGAAAAATCTTCTATAACTTTTGCAAGAGTTACAATGTCTGCATTTTTTTCTGTAACAGCTCTACCTTCTCCAAGTTCCCAAATAACTTTAGAAATTTTTCTTTCAATCTCCATATCAGCTTTAGCAAACAAATCATCTACACCTGCTTCTCTAAGTTTAGCATTAAAAGATACTACTAAATTTTTGTAATAAGCGTCTTGAGCTGCAGCAACTGAATCTCTTGCACCCATTTTTTCCCAGTTACTACCAACAAGTATAGCAGTTAAACCTTCTTTTGGATTATCTTTAAAACTAGTTAAATTCCATTCAACCCAATCTCTAATTTTTATTTCATCTTCAATAGCATTTAGTTTGTTTATTTGTTTTTGTATTTTTGTTTTTTCTAAAATTTGTTTAGCAGTAGCAGCATTGAGAGCATCATCTGCTTCTTTTAATTTAGAATCAACTTCTGCTCTTTTAATTTCTTTTAAAATAGTTTCTGCATCTGTTTTATCAAAACCAGATCTAGTTAATGCATCTTCTATTCTTACTAAACATTTATCTGCCATAATTATTTACCAATTCTACAGTTGATACCATCTAAGATAGCATTTTCATAATCATCTGATTTAGCTTTTATATCTTCTAATGCTTTAACACTTGCTCTAGTATCTCTATTAACTCCTAATCCTAATTTATTTTGTTTTTCTATTTTTGCTGTCAATTCATTTTCTGCAAGTCTTAACTCATCATCTAAATTTCTAGACTCTAAAGATCTATACGCTTTATCTTTTTCATAACCTGCTACTATTTTATCTTCTTCAATATTTCTAGGTTTTGCTTGAACTCTTGATGTTATTTCTTGTTTTTTATTTATAACTCTTTGATCAATTAATTTATCTCTATTAGTAAATTGTTCTACTAATTCTTTTTCTCTTTTAAGTAATTCAGATTTTCTTTGTTTTAATTTTTTTAGTTCTGGAGAATATTTAATGTTAGACATTTTTCTACTTGGAGAAAAGAAATTTTCTAACATATTAATTTTCTTTTGAACTTTTTCTAATTCTTTAGCAACTGCCACACTTTCTTCATTTACTTTTTTTCTAGCCTTTTCTACTACTCTTTCATCTATTTGTGCATTTCTTAATTTAGGATTTAAGTCAGCATATTCTTTTGGATTAACAGGAACTTCTTCTGCTATATCTGCCATAGCTTTAGCTAACAATAAACTTCTAGTATCATTATCTGTTTCTGCAAGTTCTTTCATGATTCTAGAATTTTCTGGATAGTATTCTTTATATAAATTAAATGCCGGATCTTCTTCAGCTTTAGATCCTAATTTTTCTCTAGTTTCTCTAATTCTTTTATTAAATTTTCTACGAGTATTTAAGTCTCTTAATTTACCTGCACCTACATGAAGTCCACCACCAAGAATAGTTCCAAATGATACTGCTATAAAACTATCCATTAAACCATAATCAGATTGTTCTGCAGCAGCAGCTCCATAAATTACAGGCTCAATAAGAGCAGTACCTGTAAAACCTTCTGCAGCACCTTTAATTAATCTTGCTTTTCTAAAACCATACTTTGCAACTAGACTTGCAAATCTTACTTGACCAACAACAGGAATAAACATCATAGCAAAGTTAACAGGATCTGCCATACTTGCTACCATTGCAGTACCAAATTTTGCCGTACCTGCAACAATACCTTTTGGTCCACGCTGAATAATACTTTGTCTGTATTTTTCTTCTCTTTTTCTTTCTACTAAAATATCTACAGTAGATTGTTTTTCATCTTGTTCAAAAAATATTCCAGAGTCTTTATATTTTTTATTTAATTCTTGAAATGGTATTAAAGGTTCGTCAACATCTCTACTTTGTTCTAACTCATATAAACGACTTGCAGATGACCAAAAGTTATATTTCCATGCATCTTTTGCAGTTTCGACTAATACATCTGAAAGATCAGTTTGAAATTGATCAAAGCCTGTTTGCTTTGCGTACTTATTAACCTCTAAACCGAATCCTATATTTGCCATATTGATTAAGGTGTTTGTTCTTCAACTTTATTAGTTTCATAAACTTCCATATCTATTAAAATATTTGTAGTTGGTAAGATATGAGAACCATCGTCAAAATTTATTTGTAACAACTCACCTTTTTTATTTTCTACTAAAGCTAATTCTCCATTTGGAAAAGGTATAGCAAAAACAATACCTGCTCCGTCTGCACTATTAACCCATATTCCATTTTCTTTTGCTTGTGCTAACATTTCTTCATCTAGTTCTTGACCAGTTATATCTTCATTTGCAGATTGAAAAGAAAACATATCAAAATCTTCTAAATGATTTTCTTTAATTGATTGTGCTTTGTTTTCAATTAATCTTATTTGACCATCGCTTAAAGTATCGTTGTTATATTTTCTAGGAATAAAATAAGTGTTACCATCACCAAACATAGAACTTTCACCTGCAAATACAAAATTATTTAAAACTTCTGCAGTAGCCTCTTTTACGGCATCATCAAAATCTAATTTTGAGTTAGATGACATAGAATTGATTGCAACATAAGTAAGTATTTCTTGCATATCATTTAATTCTTTATTGGCTCTTGTAGTATTCATTTTATTACCAAGCATAACTACATCTCTTAGTTCTTTCATTTGTTCGGCAACAGCTAATTCGATTGGTGCTTTATCAATATCGTTAGTTTTTAAATAATTATTTAATATGGCTTTTTCTTCTTTAGTATCTATGCTCATAACTTTAGTAGCAAAGTTTTCATCACCTATATAAGAAACAAGTTTAGCAGTAACAGGCAAACCATTTGCACTCATTTGATTTAAAATTCTACCATACTGATCTCCGTACTGTTCTTCTAATCCTATAAGATAACCTATTTTTTGTAATGGTTCTTGACTCTCGTAATTTCTTACAAGATTCTTGGCAAATTTTTCTGGTACTACTTTAATAAGTGATGGATCAATATCCATATCTTTTTGTGTTTGAACAACAGAGTTTACATATTTTTGAAATAATTTATTTTTAGCATCACCTTCTGGTTCATTTTGATAATCTTCAAATAATTGTTGAACATCTGAATTGTATTGAATAACTAATGATGCTGCATCAGTTTCAATAAGTTTATTTTTTTCAATTAAAAAATTTCTTGCTTTTTGTTTGTATTCAAGATCTTGAGCATAGTTACCAGAACTTAAATTCCAGGAATCAAATATTGCTTCTTCTTCACCAGATTTAGAATTAAATATTTGATCTTTAACTACAGATAATTTTACTGTGTTACCTTCTGTTTGTTTGAATTGTTGGTATCCTTCAGCACCAAATATTTCTTTAATTGCTGTTTCATTTATATCTAGTTTATCTCCATTTTCTAAAGCAGCAATATAATTAACCATATCTTTTTGTAAGATTGGAACAGCTTCTGCTCTAACACTTTTTAACAAAGCCTCTCTTGTATCAAGATTTAAATTTTCATATTGACCCGTACTTAGTTTTGCATAAGTACCAACAGGATCATCTACTGAATCTTTCTTAGCTTTAAAATAATCTATTCTGTTTGGAATACCTGCAACTTTTGTTTCGTACTCAACAATGCTAATCATTCCATCATTTAAATCATCTTGATATATTTTAGTTAAGTCTGCATTAAGTGTAGATAAAGCTAACGAATTATCTCCGTCTGCAGGATATAAAGCATCAGTTATAATTCTTTCTTCTTTAGCATTTGATACTAATGCTCTTGAGTTAAGTAAATTTTTATGAACAATATTATCTACTGCATAAATTTTCTTTTGCTCTTCCATTAAGTAATTGTTTGCAAATATTGTTTTTACATTTGAATTAGATGCTCTTGATTCAAACTTAGTTCTAAGTAATTTACTTTTGTCAGTTAAAAATTTATTTGCTTTATCACTATCTTTAAAATTAGATGCTTCTTGAACATAACCATTTAATTCAACTATTGCTTCGTTTTCTAACTCTAATGCTTCAGTTCTATTCTCTGCATTCTTTTCTTTAATTTTATATTCAGTTAATTTTTTAGTAATAGGTGCAATAGCACTAGCAAGGTTTTGATCTAAACCCATTTGAATATTTGTTTGAGCAGAACCTGTAACAGTTGTCATTTCTCCTTTAGCTGTAAATGTAGGAAGTTTAGGCATTATACTGTAGTTCCTTTAGTCATAGTTAATAAAGACATACCCATTTGACTTGCTGTTTGTATTTGAGCAAGTTTAGCTCTTTGAGACGCCATATCACCTTTTATTCTAGCAAATTTTGCTTCTTCCATTTTTGTAGCAATATTCATTTTAGAATTATATTTAATTAAATTTTCTTGTAGAATTTTTTCTCTTTCATTTGATCTAGCAATTCTTAATGCTGAACCACTATATTGAACCCCAGATTTTGCATTCTGAACTACAGTTGTTCCTCTTAATTTTACAAACTCTTTATCAAAAACTTTTAAATCAAACTCTGTTTTTTTATCTATAGCTTCAGCTTGTTTTTCTAAAACTTCAGCATTTCTATTATTAACAGATTGATTAAATTCACCTATAGATTTTTGTGAAGATATTTGAGCTGCACTTGTTGCTGCAACAATAGCTGTTTGAATACCCATTAGAATAACCTCGCATACATATATTGATCTGAACCATCAAAACCAAATTTTCTCATTAAACCTTCTTCTTGTAAACCTAACCACTTAGCAAATTTTAAACCAGTTGTATAGTTTGCTCTTATAGCAGTTTGAACTCTATTGATATTATTTTCTTTAGCAGCTTTTGCGAAACCTTTTTTTATTTCTCTAGCAACAAGTAAAGGATGATTTAAAACTTCTTTAGTAGCTAACACCCAACCTTCTGCAACACCATTCCAAATAACTTTCATACCTGCAGCAAAGATAGGTGTGCCATTAATCATACCTGTAAATGCTAATTTATCTTGTACTAAGTTATGTGCGTTACCTTCGAATTCCATATCTTTATCCATTAATGCGTGGTTCATTTGTTGGTTCATAATGTATATACCATGTTTACCTTCATATGGTACTATATCTAGTATTTTATCCATCATTTGTAATAAGTCTAGGATATAACGATAAAACAGTTAATGGTAATGGTTGATTTTGTCTAACAAATATAAAACCATCTGTTTCATAGTTACCTCTAAACTCTATTTCTTTATCTCCTGTAAATACATTAATACCACTATCCATTGCGTTAGCTGAAGATCTAAATGGTATTCGTTCCATGTTGTTAAGATCTGGACCAATCTCAATACCAATACTTTCATAAAGTCTAGCAGTAATTTCATAAATTCTTTTAGTTTTACTTTGGGATGTACCATTGTTTGCACCTGCATCTATTCTCATTGTTTGCAATAAAGAAACATAAGGTAGTCCAACTTTAACTTTAGTTGAAGATCTTTCTAAAGTAATTGCACCACTTGATACTACTTTATCTGGATGAGTAGATCCGTCTGCTAATACTGAAACTGTTTCACCCTCTAGATGATCTAGACCACTAATAGTAGTTGTTGCAGATCCATCATAAGCTAACTGTGAATCTAGATAATTAAATGAAGTATCATCTGTAGTATCAAATTTTAAATCATGTAAATATTCTACATATCTTTTTGTTGCACCATCAATAGTTCTTTTAACAATAATCCAAACTTGATATTCAGAATCATCTGTTGGCAAAACTTCAACACTTTCAACTACAGCATTTCCAGATCCAAAAGATCCACCAATAATATGTCTATGCCAAGCCGTAACTTGTTGTTCTCTTTGGTAAGTAAATCCTAAAAGTTGACCATCAGTTCTAACACACCAAATAATACTATTTGGCTCTTCTTGATATGCCATTTGTGTAATACCAGATTCAGTAATGTGTTCTGCAAGGATAGTTAAATCTGGAGCAGTATAACCATCAACATCAAAGTTATAAGCTAGTTCTCTAATTTTTCTTTTGGCTCTTTGTAAAAATAAAGTTGCGTTACCAAGAGAGATACCATCTACATTAGCTGCACCATGATTTGATTGTTTGTTAATTAAAATATTTGTTGGTGTAATAGCTTCACCAGTTCCACCACCATCTGCAGCAAATTCACCCCCTGCCGTACCAATAATTAATGTTCTTGTTGCTGTTAAAAATCTAATTGCATTAACTTGGTTTGATGCAATCGTATAAACAATAGCATCATCATCAGCTACTGTTTCGTGATACTTATCATCAAAATTTTCATAGTCTGCTGATCTTGAAAAAAATATTGCTTGAGGTTGAGCAGTTGTAGCTGCAAATACTAATCGTTGTTCAAAAAAAGTTACGCAAGAAGGGTAACCAGTAGTGTCAGAAAATGCTCCTAATGCAAAATCTGTAGTAGATCCTGTCTCATTTAATCCTATAATTACTATTCCAACAACTACAGTTGTAGATGTAACACTTGTTATTTTTAAATGACCATCCGTAATGTGAAGAAGTCTACCAACATCTGTTGATAAGAAACCTTGATTAGCATTAATACCTGTTGTTGAACTAGCAGTAACAGTTGTAGTTTGACCAACATCTTTATGTGATGGGGTTAGAGTAGTTGTCTCAACATTATGATCCATAAACGGACCATTTATTATTACATCATCAACTAGTGTCCAGGAAGTGTGACCAGATCTAGTTAGTTTTTTGGGAGAATGATTAGGATGACAAATGTACATAGTGTCTGCAGATTGTGCAAACTTAATGTCAAACAATTCTGCTTCTAAGTATGGTGAAGATATTTCATATGGTGATCCACCAGATAATATTTGACCATTGTCTTTATAAAATCTTATGTATTGATCTCCAAATTCTAATATGTAAGTTTGTATTGTAGAAAACTCAAAAGAAATTAATCTAGTTTTTTTTGTACTATCTTTTACTTCTGCAACAAATTGTGTACCAGATCTTCTTGATGCCGAACCATGAGGATAGACAATCATGTTTTCTAAAGTTTTACATCCAGAATTATATTTAGCTAAATCATTTCTTCCATCTAATCTTGGTGATAATTCTCCACCAGTAAAGTTTGTTAATTCAACAGCAACTCTACCCATGATTTAGTACCTTGAGTTTATAAATGAACTTGCACCAATATTATCTGCTTGACCATTGTCTGGGTTATTATTTTGACCCTCAGTAGCATCTACAAATCTAGCTTCTCTTAGTTTGTCTTGAAATAAAGCATACATATTAGAAGAAACTGGATTTGAAGAAGTAATTCCATAAGCAATGTCTGCTGCCAAACCTGCTGAAATACATTCTCTTAATAGTTCATCATATTGATTTGGATCTGTTATTCTTGCAACATATTGAATTTTTACTGTTCCATGATTTGCTAAAATTTTTCTTCCTTCAATTTTATAATCATAATCGTAATTTAAAATTGTAACTACTCTCAAACAATCTGCAGGTAAAGTAAACTGATAACTAAAACCCCATGAAGGAGTTGCAGTATCTTTAGCTAGTTCAACTCTTTTCATTAAACAATTCCAAAGATGAGATCTAAATATACTATCTCTTATTTGAGTGTATCTTGCATTACAAAGTCTTGCGTTTTTTGAATCTTCAGTTAATGATAAAATTGTTGATGCACCAAGTTGATTTAATGCTCCATTACAAATGTCGACTTCTGATGCCATATTACTTCCTTATTATATATTTGCGTCTTATTTGTCTATCTTTTTCTAAAGCAAATATTTCTTCAGTTGTTCTATCTTGTTTTGTGTCAAAACCATAATGATTTTTACCATCATTTTTAAATCTATCTACTAACACATACCTGTAGATATGGTCTCCCTTTTTAAAATGTAATACTGTTTTTAATTCTTTTATTTGTTTTGTCATGCACTCTAGGGGGTTTCCACTCTCGCTTCCACCCCCTAAAATTCTATTTATTAAGCTTCGTATGCTTGAATCTTAACTACTTTTTCTTCTTCCATTCTAGTAGCACCGAATGCAGCAGAATAGTAGACTTGAGTAGCGTAACCTTTGTCAGATCTTTCATCGATTCTAGCAGTTGAATCTTTACCAACAGCTAAAGCGATTCCATCACCAACGAAAGCAATACAATCTCTAATGCTTGAAGCAACAGCTAATCTGTTAGACACAACGAAATTAAATCCTAAGAAAGAATTTACATCACCTTGTGCTAAAGCTTTAACTGAGTTGAAATCACTTGAAGTCACTTCAGTAGTTCCTAACAAATCAGAAATTTGTTTTGGAGATACTATGATGTGTCTTGGTAGTGATGGGTCAACATCAGCTAGATCAATGATCTCTTTTGCTTCTCTTAACTTAGCGATAGTCATACCAGTTGTACCAGCTTCAGCTATGATTTGACCAGCAGGTAATGCAACAGCAGTACCACCAGCTACACCAGTATCAGCTGAACCAGTTGCAGCAGTAATGATAGCGTCATCCATTGCTCTACCCATTGCATAAGCAGCAGCTTGTGCATAGCTAGAAGTAGGATCTACTAACATTCTTACTTTATCTAGATCATCAACTAAGTCTGCGAACTCGTAGTCAACAAGTGAAACTCTTCTTCTTGAATGAGGAGTGTCTGCTTGGGGAGTATCCGAGTGTCTAGTTGATCTTACTGTAGCAGTAACGCTTCCGATTTGATCGAAGAATGCGTTCTTACCAGTTACAGATTCTAATCTTACTTTATCTCTAAGAAGAGAACCTTTTTGTTGTGATAACATTTGTATGTTTGAACTGTATTGTTCTACAAATGCTTTTGTTATTTCAGTTGACATATTATGTCTCCTTTAATGTTAAGTTAATGTTAAAACAAAACAGAGACGTTATCAGAAATTCTGGCTTCTCTTGGATTTAAAGTCTTTTAGACTACAAGTCTATTCCTTGTTGTCAGTAAGGTTCTTTCGAATTGTCTTACTTTTCTTAGGAGAGTTTGCACTCTCCTTAGAAATCCATTTATAATATTCTTCGCAGATTGGCAAGGGATTAGATTTTTGATTCTCTGATCCACTCTCCACTACAATACGAAGTATTTCTAATCTTAGTTCTTCCTTATCCATTGAGCATTGTTCTCAAAGTAAATACTTGTTGAACTACCTTATCATGATCTGGGTGAGACTTATTCCAATATGGACCATCTCGATCATTAACAAGTTTGCTAATCTCAGCTTCATAGTCTGTACCTTTATCAACGCTTTCGCTTTCAGTACCTACTAATTTATCTTCAGATAATATGTTTGCAATGTTTGCAAAACCTTTGATAACTTCTGGATGATCTCCTAATCTTGTACCATCTTTTAGTTCCATATCTAAGATTTGTGGGTTCATGTTTGCTTTAGCAACTGATCCAGCTTTCTTAATATTATCATCATAAGCTCTACCCCATTCTTTACGAAGTTCAGCTTCAGCATTTGCTTGTGCAGTTTCAGTATCTATTCTTGCTTGTTGCACAGAACCTTCCATAGAATTTTTATAAAACTCTAAGATACCTTGTGCTTGTTTATTATTTAAACCAAGTTGATGAGCATTCTCTGCAAATTGTTTTATTGCACCTTCATCTAATGGAACTACATCTGAGTTAGCTTCTAGTTTATATTTATCTGGAGATTCTGGTCTACCTAGTTTTCCATAAACTTCTTGCCATTGATCGTCTGTTGAGTTTTCATTTGGTACTGCAACTTTGTCTTGACCAATCATTCTAGTTGCGTTGATATAACTTTTAGCTAACGCATCTATTTCTGTAAACTTAGAAATGTTTGGATCGTTTCTAAACTCTTCTGAGATTGTATCTTTCCAAGACTTAGCAACAGTTGGTTGTTCTGTTGTTGTTGAAGTAACTGGTTGTTCTGTTACTTGAGGAGTGTCTGTAGTAGTTTGTGTCGTCTCTTCTACAGGCACATCATTTTGTGTTATCTGTTCACTTGACATTCTTATTCTCCTTTTGCAGCATTTGTTTTATAAATAGAAGTACGCTGCGTTGACCTTCCATGTATGCACTCTCATGACTATCACCTTTTACATTGGTGGTAGAATGATAATGACATCTTTTTTCTAAGTCAGACAAAACCTCTTTGCCTTCGTCTGTATTAAAAATATATTGATAATTGTCTCTAAGTTTTTTTACTAGATTCTCTAGCTGTTTATTTGATTCCATAAATTATTCAACATCAGCGTTTGCCAAAGCCTGTGCTTCTTCTGGTAATGCTTTTGCTAATGGTGCTACTTTTCCCCCTGCTTCTGCTAGTTGTTGTACTTGTTGCATCTGTTGCATTTGCTCTTGTTGTTGTGCTGCTTGTTGTCTTTCAGCATTTAATTCAGATTGTGGTTTTAATATTTTTTGTGGAACACCTACAATGTCTGCCAAGTGTCTAACGAGTTTATCCATATTGATGTGATCGAATACTGGAGCAACATTTGATAAGCTACCTAAGATTTCTATTGCTCTCATAATAGAAGATAACTCTGTAGACTTTTGTGCTTTAGCTAATGGTGATACATATTCTATTTCTATATCTGTACCTGCTAAAAATTCTGGAGCTGGTCTAAATAAATTCTTTCTAAGGATTAAAGCAAATGCTCTATCGATTAATGGTTTTAATAATTCAGATTGAAGTCTACCCAAAACTGGTCCAAGTAATCTCATCTTCTCTTCGTTTCTTTGTATAACTTCTGTTGCTGTCATTTGTGGACCACTCTGCATCATTAATTGATTTACATAGAAAGCATTTCTAATTGAGTTTCTTCTTTGCTCTTCCATGTTTAAACCTAATGGAGTATTTGCTCCAATGTTTAATGTTTCAATTCTATCTCTAGTTCCTGCTCTGTAAAAATTTAAACCACCTGGTACTGTTCTTACTGGTAACATAAAACCATCATCTGGAACTAATAAAGGTGGATCAACTTGTTTCTGTGCAGACTTGATTGTAGTCTTTGACATTTCATTTAGCATCTTAACATCTGGTAACGCTGTCATTGCAGGAGATCTACCATAGATTTCGTGTGATGCTTTTAAGTATCTTGGTACTACAAAAGGAAACTCTCTGAAACCAGATACAGATAATTCGTCTCCAGATTCTGCATCTAAGTATACAGATTCAAAAGGCATATTTTCTTTGTCTTGTTTTGTAGGATCAAAGTCAGATCTAGGATATACTGCGTGCATAATCTCTACTTCTTCGTATGGATCTTTCTGTGCTTTAGTTGCGATGTTCATTGATACATCACCAAACTTTTGCATTACTGCTCTTGCAGATAAACTAAACTTTCTAAATACTGTATCGATTCTTCCTTTATCATTCTCAGCAATAAAGATTTCATTAATGTGTCTTGTAGAAAATTTTAGAATATCTTCATCATCTTCTTCGATAAACATTGCAGCAGTTCCAAATGTAATTAGATCATGATACAGTTCAAATATTTCTTGTTGGAAGTTAGACTTATTAAACGCAGAGTACATAACTTCTGTTGCATCTTCTAACCACTCTTTTGCTTCATCCTCATTCTCCATATCATTTTGTTTAAATCTTAAAGAGAACCAAGGTGTAGATGGGTTAGTCAACATACCATGTAGTGATGCAGCTAATAGTTCTACTGATTGTAATGGTGAACCATCAAAAATAAGTTCTGTTCTTTTATCACCTTTAGATCTTGTTTTAGTTACATCTGCTTTTCTTGGTTGCATATAGTCTGCAACTTCTTGCCAATGACTTTCCCAATTTTGTCTTTGTGCTTTTAAACGATCATATCGTTTTAATAAATTTTTTGCTTTATCTGTTTGTGGCATTATGCTCTTCCTAATAAACTTGGTTTACCTAAAGTCAAGCTACCAGTTACACCAGTAACACCTGTCATGATTGTTGGAGTTCTTCCTCTAGCTTTTGCTCTTCTTTTTCTTAACTCAATAGGATCTTCTGCTTTTGTAGTTGTTGCTTGTGAAACTTCTGCTGTTGTTGGAGCAATATCTACTTTAGGTGCTTGTACTACTTGACCACTACTTGCTATTGCACCACCACCATCACCTGTCGATATTATTTCTCTACCATAAGCATCTGTTTTACCAGAACTTCTTCCTGTGATATAACCTTTGTACATTGATTCTTGTGCTGTTCTACTCATTCTTTCAAAATCTTGTTTTGTTGTTCCTTTGTATGCACCTTTACCTAAAACTTCACTTGTAAAATAATTTCTAGTTACTTTTGATCCAGCTTGAAATGCTGGTTTTAAAATAGCACCTGCTCCAACCATAGGAGTGTTTTTAATATTTGTTGCACCTTGGTTTTTAAATAAATCCATTTTAGCTGCAGTATCATCTTTCTCTCTTGGATCAGATAATGTTCCAGCAGTTACAGATTTTGTTTTTGGTTTTGAATAATTAGGAGTGGTTGTCATTAA